CTACAAGCACTGGGGATACCTCCCAGACTTTTACATCTTCTAAAACTCTAACTGGGACTTCCTCCCCTTTAGAATCTATATGAGTCCCCTCTTCAGATTTCAATACCTGAAAGCCATAACTAAACTGCTGCATATCTCTCATAGCTTTGACAGTCTCGTATGCTTCTTTACCTGCCTCAGTGTTCAAGAAGTATCCTTTGAAAACAGCTTTTTGATTATCTGACTCTATAACTCCTCGTCCTATAACCTTACTCCAATCGTGATTCCAAACTAAAGGCACTTTGTTTCCTACATAACCTGATCGTAGTGCTCCTGCCTTTGTTACATCGTTATCAGAGTCAACAGTATCAAATAATGAAAATACTGCTTCTAAATATCTAACATCCCCATCCTCTTTAAGTTCTATTGGAGTGCTTTTGTAAACCAGATCGTCTGGTCTTTTCATCTCGTTACTCATCTATCACCTCTATGAACGCCTCTGTACATCTACAGTTGACAACTAACCCTGCTGGTGCTTTAGGATCTAGCGGTCTATCTAATTTTATACCATTATACAGATAAAAACTATTCAGAGGAACTCGCTGGTTATCTAGAATAAAGTGTGCATCTCTAACAAGACCATCTCTTTGAGATACCCATTCCTTCTCTAGCCTTTTACCTGTTGACTTTGCAGCACGTTGCTGAGCCCACGAGGATGCTTTACCAACCTCAGTTCTTGCGATAGCTTTAGCTCTCCTTAAAGATTGTCCTCCTAGTTCTTTGTTGATTGCTCTTGTTAGCTCTCTAAAGAACTTGTCACCTGCCTCAGTACCTGCTGTTATGTTTGTTATTCCTAACTTTTCAAACTCTTTCAATTTATTACCGACTATTGTTGATATTCTCTTCTTTGTAGTTTTATTTAGATCTTTCATAACTGATCTAGCATTCTCTTGTAAAAATGATGCTGCCTGACCATCTTGAAACAATGATCCTACTGCTGCTGGAACGTTACGCTGACCTCTGTAAAAACCATCTTCCACTACCTTTTTGAGCGGTCTAGCAGCAGGTAAAAGTAAAGCAACCTCATCAAATACAGTCCTAACTGCGTCCTCCTCTGGAATGGTAACACCAAGATCTACAGGATCTGCTGCCTTTGGTCTTTCCGCTTTTGGAAACAAGTTGTCATAAGCTCTAACAGAAAAGTCGTCACTTAGACTATAAAAGAAAGGTAAAAGCTCTCTCTCAAACTCGGTGGCATCTATTACTTTATCTGTATTAGTTTCAAGTGTTGCTATATCAGAGCTAGATTTTACAGCTTTGACTATTTCTCTTCTTTGTCTGTTAAGTTCTTTTGCATATATATTAGAAAATAGATCCTCCCAACGTTTCCTTAGATCGTCGATATTTTTCCAATAGATACTTTTTTCCTCTTCGGTCTTATACCATTTGACTGGTGGTAAGCCTAAAAGTTTGACTGTTGGATCTTCCCATCCATAAAACTCGTAACTAATACTTTTCTGTTCTAACTTTTCAACTTCTTTCTCTGCCCACTCCATAGCTCTCATCTTGTTGCTATTATCGATATCGCCTCCCCAGAGTAGCCAAGCGACTTGTCCAGCGGTTGGTTTTTCACTCTCTCCTGATAGATAATCATCCGCATCAGGACTATCTAGATCAGATTCGTGACGAGCAAACCAAGCTGCCATCCTAATTACTTTATTATCAGAGATCTCACCATTTGCCATAAGTCTTGCTTCACGCTTTGTGCGATCAGTCAAACCTGCACCTGCGAACTCTAAAAGATCTAAACCTCTCTGTGCGTTCTTTTGTATATAGTCTGGGACATCTTCGACCTGTTTGTACCTAGATGGTTTCTTTGGTTTTTTTGGTTTTTTCTTAGGCTTCTTCGGTTTGCCATACTTTTCATCAGATGCATCTGGATGATCATCTGGTAGTAAATCTCTATCGAATGGTGTTCTTGGAAACTTACCTGTTTTCAAAGCCTTTAGAAACGCGTTGACTCTTGCCATAGCCCACTGATCAGCTGACCTTACATTACCTCGAACAGATGATGGATTGTTTCTATATGCTCCAACTCCTCTTTCAAAAACTTTACGCAGCATACTCATAGTTGCTCGATATTTGGGATTATCTGCGTTATGCTCTTCCATCTTATTTTTAAGAGCTTTTTCTACACGATCCGATAGTTGTTTATTTTCATCAAGTATATCTTTGATCTTTCTAAGTCTTGATACTTCAAGCTCAACTACTCTATCGGTTACCTCGTGAGATCCATCCTCTAGGATCGCATATACTTTTATTCTTGCGGTCTCTTCCATAGAGTTAAGAGACATAATTATTCCATGAGATGTTGAAGGAGGATCTGGATCTTTAGGTATAGACCAAGATACAGAGTCCCCTACTGATAGATCGCCAAACGCAGCTTTATATCTTTCAATTTGCCTTAGCCTTCTCTCTGCTTCTTTTCTAGTTGCATAACATCCAAACTTTCTCTTTCCATCCTTTGAATATACGCAGTACTTTCCGCCTTCTTTCTTTATCTTTTTATCCTCAAGCCAACTCACGTGTACTCGTTCCCCATCGGCTAATATCACATAAGCCTCAACCTGTTCCTCATCTTTGCCACCACTTTTTAGAGGAGCTGTTTGTGGATCGTCAATAGTTGGCTCTCCAACAGGAACTTGTCCCTGAAATACTCTAGGCTCAGATCCATCCGCTGGAACTTCAACCTGAGTAAGTGCTCGTAAATAAACATCCATATTAGGATCATCACTTACAAATCCTGTTGCTTTTCGTGCTTCTGCCACTGTAATAAAACCTGCTTGTAAACCTCTAACTACCTTATCCATCTCTTGAAGTTCATCTTGTGCTAGTGCTCTAACATCAGATAGATCATACTTCATCTCATAAGATGGATCATCCTCGAAGTCAACTTTCAAAAGTTGATTAGTTAGATCTGATGCGACGTTTTTCCACATAGGTATTAGCTTCTGCTCTGTAAAAAACTCACGTAGCTCAGAGGTGTTAGAGTAAGTTGATCTCTCTAGACCGCTACCTAGACCTGCTAAAATTGCAGGTACTCCTAAGACAGCACTGATTCTTTCCTCATTGATATATCGTAGCTTTCCGATCTCTAGATCTTTAGGACTAAAAGATAGTGTTTGTATATCTACCTCTCCTCCAGATATAACTAGGGGACGACCTCTATTCTCTCCACCAAACCTTCTGCCAAAGACATCAGCTATTGTATCTGCCTCTTCTGTTGTCATCGATAGATCGTTTTTTGGACTTATAACAACCGATGGAACACCTGTATTTTTAACTAATGCTGCTGCCATTTGAGATGCAGCAGAGTCCCCTAATACTTCAACCATCACTGATCTAAGCGGAGCTAATCCTCTCCTATGATTTCTAGGATCTATTTTTTCTCTAAGATGGATCATATCTTCACGTTTTACATATAGATTCTGTCCTTTTTGCTTATATTCATAGTGAGTTATTAGTTCCTCTTGATTACCTTTGACCTCAACGTTTTCTGGAATAAGCGGATATAATTGTACAACTCCACCACTCTCGTTTCTTAGCTTCATAATAAAAGCATCGCCTGAAACTGATATTGATGAGATTATGTATTGATTGAGAAGGTTGCCTGAAAGATAAGGACTAGGTGCTTTAAGCAAAGTACTTGCAGGATGGTTTAATATTTTCTCAGATCCCTCTGGACTATTTTGATAAACCTCTATTGGTGGCTCTGAAAAAGCTGTTCCTAGAACATTAAGACAGGCTAACGCAGCTGAGTTACCTTCTGGTGACATTTGGTTAGTTCCACTAAAATAACCTATTTCTGTATTGTATGGGAATACAACCTGCGATGTTGGAAAGTTGTTATAACTTTTTGTATCTACCCTATTGTTTTGTTGCGAAAAAAAATCTCTTATATTATCAGCAAGTCCCAATTATGTCACACTCCATTTAGTTGCTCTAACTATGCCATGTCGAGCTGCGTATGCCAGTGCATCAACTTGATCATCATGAGATCCACTCGATGGGAAGCTAGTTAGTTCTCTCTCAAATTCTAACAACCATTTGGCATCTCTCAAAAAATAGATCGTACCATTTTCAACTCCTGCTGCTGCTGGAACAGCTCTGGCAGTTTTTGATTTGTCAGCTTTTAAGTTTTTTATAGGTAGTCCCATCCTTCTTGCCATCTGGATAATACCTAATCCAAAACTAGAATCCTCTACACCAAGCCAAGCCATACTCCACTTATCTATCATCAGCTCTATCTTTGGCAGTAGCTCAGGTGCTTCTAATCTAGCTCTTAGTATATCAAGGATTAAAAGTTTGCCGTCATTTGTAGCACCAACAGTCATAATCACTGAGTAGTCTGCTGTCTCTTTTACAGATAAAGCGGTATCCATAGTCCCAAAAATAGAAAGATCAGATTGTTTATAGATCTCGCCATCAACTAAATACTCTGGATCATCCTGATCTATTTTTTCAAAGTATTGAAACCACTCTCTTTTAAACATTTGTCCTACCTCTGTAAACTCAGCTAAATACTCTTGACTATAAACTAAACTGCCTAGTTCCTCTCTAGCTTGTACTAACTCATCCTTTTCTATATTTTCATTTGATTCAGTGGGATACTGATAAGTGATCCATTGATCTCTTTTCTTTGCATTTTCAAACAATTCATAAAACCAATTCATACCATTTGGTGTGCTAATAAATAAACTCTGTCCTAGTGAGTCTGTAAGTATTGGTCTTACTGTCTCCCAAGTTTCTTTTGATTGATATGCTGCCTCATCAAAAACAACTAAGCTAATACCACCTGCACCTCTCAACCTTTCAGGTTTGTCCGCTGACTTGATTTGTATAGATCCTCCATTCAGTAACTCAATCCTTTTCTCTACCTCTCTTATCCTCACATAATCCTCTGGTAGTTGTCTAGCCAATGATTTTATAGTTCTAAAAGAATCCATAGCCTGTGGATACACAGGAAATATAATCCATACTTTCTCACCTTTAAAAGCCTTATCGTATGCAGCAACTATTGATAAAGATGTTTTACCCCAACGACGACCTGCTGCGACTATAACGTATCTAAAGTCCTCCAAAGACTTTAAAACCTCCTTTTGACCTTTGTGTAAGGCAGGTGGAGTTACATTAACTATTTGACTCATCTTGATTTTGTTGTTGCCAGTCCCATTCCATAACCATAGTTGGTGGGATCATGACACTTACATTTTGTTGATTTACACCTCTAGCTTCTCGTTCTAATTCACTAGCTGTAATAAAAAATCTAACTAGATCAGATGCATCAAGTTCATCTAGATTCATCTCAGTAAGTTTTTGTGCTGCTTTTGCCTGTAAATTTTTAGCAACACGTATTTGTCTTTTATTCATCTCTTCTATTTCAGCAAGTTGTGTTATACGTTTCTGTTCATCAAGATAATCAACGTAGGAAAGCACACGCTCCTGCCAAAAGTATTTACGAGCCCACTTCTCTATTTGTGTCTTACTTTTGCCTAACTTTTGCCCAACCTCCCTATAAGATCGGTTATCCATATCTCTATACTCAACAAATGCTTCAAATGCTTTTAAAGTCTCGCCTCTTTGTCTTTCCCATAGATCAGGTATCTCTAAATCAGATAAATTCGCTATTTTTAACCCCCTTCTTTGCATTTTCTAGTATTGCTAAGGCTAACTCAGGTTGAACACAATTATTTAATAAAGTTCTTTGTTTATTTTTAGTCACTCCATAATTTGATAAATCAAAACCTAATCTTTCCTGCTTTATAGTTAAATCTCTATTTCTTATATCTCTCGACTCAGATTCAAAATAAGGTATTTTTAGATTAGACCAAAAATAGTGATTATGACTAATAAAAGGCTTTATTAAAGGATCATAATAACTAATTACGTTTTCAACAACCCAAAAGCCACTCTTAAAAAAATGTTTCAAAAAAATTATCTCTTCATAAAGTTTCATATCAGGATATCTTTTTTGTGATTCTGGAATATTATTTTTTAAGTTATTAAATCTTGAATGCGTAGGACATGGAGGACTAGACCATATAAAGTCAAACTCTTGATAATTTTGTAATAAAAACTTGTGAGCATCTGCTATCTCTATAACATCATCAGGAAATAAATCACTGTAAATATCTACTATCTCAGGATCTACTTCAACCGCAGTGATTTGATGATCATCACCCCACAACTTTCTATTACCGCCAATTCCTGCATAAAGATTAAGTATTTTTATTACTCCTCCTCTTCGGTTATTTTGACTGCTTTCTCGCCAGTTTGGTTTTCATATCTCTCTATTATCACATCACAGTACTTTGGATCAAATTCTATGCTGTAACACTTTCTATTAAGGTTATGACAAGCTAAAAGCGTAGATCCTGATCCAGCAAATGGATCTAGTACCCAGTCTCCTACTTGTGTAGTTAATTTTATTAAATATTCAAGTAAATCAAGTGGTTTCATAGTTGGATGCTCCCTAGATGCACTAGGCTTGTTGAATTCTAATATATTAGATTGTTTTCGATCCCCATACCAATTATGTCCCTCACCTTCTTTCCAACCATAAAGGATCGGCTCATACCTCCAATGAAAGTCTGATCTAGATAAAGCAAATGTATTTTTTACCCAGATCAATACGTTTGAGAGGTAAAAATACTTCTTAAACTCCGTTAAAAACTCTGCGTGATGCTTATTTGGATGAAAAACAAAGATATTCTTGCGAATTGTTGCATAAATATTAGCAAATGAGTCCTCAAGTAGATGTAAATTCATCTTTTTGTCATCGTTTTGAATCTCTAGTTTATCCTTAGTTTTACCCACATATTCAACAAAATAAGGTGGATCTGTAAGGCATATCTCAGCGTCATCAGGATAATATTCTATTAGCTGTGCGTCGCCACATACCAAAATATGATCTCCTAGCATATATCTATCGCCAAATTTTGTCTTTGGCTCGGCAGGTATTGATGGAAGTTCTTTTTCCTGTATAGGTAAAGGATCTGGTAATAAATCAAATAAATCGTTCTCAGTAAAGCCTGTTGAGTCAAAAAGAAAAGGATCTGAGCTTACTTCACTTAATAATTCAGCTAAAAGATCATCATCATACGTTCCAAGATCCGCTGTCCTGTTATCTGCTAAAGCAAAGGCTTTTGCGGTTAATTCATCGTCCTCAACGTACAAAACAGCTATTTGATCCCATCCAAGCTCTCTTGCTGCTGCAAGTTGATGATTTCCTGCTATAACAACGTTATCTTTTGTGGCTATGATTGGTTTTCTTTGTCCAAACTGCTCATAAGACTTAGATACAGCTTCCACGTCACCTTTTCGTGGATTTCCTTCCATAAAAGATAGTTGATCGATATTTACTGCTAGTGATTGTAATGATTTATGTATTTTTGACATAAATTTATTATATCAAAGTTTTTTTATAGGATGTTAC